AGCATCAGACGATACTATCCTCAAGCAAGCAGGCATGAGTGTAGCAGAATATAAGGCTAAAGTCCATGAACTTGTTAACTGAATTGCTGGGTGAACATGAGTTTGATATTCAGTATCCTAATATTGCCGAAGTCGAGTATGACGACAAAGGTAAACCTAAACAATCATGGATGAAAGATTGGACTCAAGAGGAGAGGACTGAAAAGTTCTTTGAGTTCTGTCGAGAGTATGACTTACGTCGCGACTCGCTTCTTCGTGACAACTATCAGCAGTTTAGCCATCGCTTGCATTGGCACGAGTGTCCGTTCGTCGATGAGATGAAAGAAGTCGACGATCCTCGAACTGTGCTTGAAGCTTGTCTCATCTTCTCGTTTAGTAATGAACACTGGAAGACTTTCAGAGCATGGAGATCTGGAGGTCCCGAAGCCATGCGTACTCGATTTATGACTGAACGGCATGCTCGATCAGATCTTTTTCAAATCTATTATCCAAAGGATACGAGTGTAAAAGATTGGTTGTGCGATGTGCCGAATGATTTTGCTCACATACATGCTGATCAAATCTTTGCTTCTCGTAATCGTCCTTATACGATGATGGAGTTTGCCAAGAAGTTGAACGAGATCTTTGTGAAGGAGTATGGATTTCGTAATGCCATGTATCCTTGCAAGAATGCGGCTCGACATGTTGCCATGAGCCATCCTGAATGGGTGGATCCTGACTCGTTTCTTCATGGCGGTACAGGTTACTTCGATGGTCTGAGTCAGGTGTTCGACTGTCCGAACCTCATGAGCAAGAGTAAGTACGAGATCAACGAGTTCGGTGACTATGTTCCTCTGAACGATGCAGCGAAAATGCAAGTCGAGCATATGGATTATCTGAAGGCACATCCTTCCAATCCAATTCATACGCACAACTATCTCAATCTTGAAGACAAGTTGTGCATGCATTATAAGTATATGGCAGTCAAGTTTGGCGTGAAGTCACAGACGATGCAAATCCCATATGATTGGGTATATCCCATTGAATGGTCTCTTCGGACTAATAATTATGATAGGCTAACGAATGGCGCATAACAAACATGTTATCGACGGAGTCAACAAAGACGTAGGCTTGTACGGATGGGAACAAGCCAGAGAATATTACCTCAACCTTGCAGAGACATGGACTGATCCCTATCCTGATCCAGTCGTAACAATACACGATGGCATTCGATGCGTACGAGACGATTTGATTACAGGAACGAAGGTTCGCGGCGGCGATTGTCTACTCTCAAGAATCAATCAGTCGACTATCGTGTATGTCCAACCTCGTACTGGTCTCGCTGGTGTCTCGCTTCTCGATGTAGCAAAACGCCACAATAAGAAGGTAAAGTTGTTCATGCCTTCATCACAAACCATCTCTCATCATCAGGCATGTTGCATCGAGCAAGGAGCAGAAGCTTCGTTCCATCGTATCGCTGCGATGCCAAATCTGAACAAGATCGCCAAAGATTGGGCAGATTCTCAAGAAGATGCCTTCTTCGTTCCTCTTGGGCTGAAGCATGAACTCGTCACTGCTGGTATCGTGAAGGCTGCATCAAAGATCGAAGCACCTGACGAAGTGTACGTAGCCATCTCGACAGGTGTTTTGTCACGAGCAATGCAGATCGCATGGCCAAATGCCAAGTTCCATTCGGTTGCAGTGTCTCGTAACCTGAAAGCTGGCGAACTCGGTCGAGCCGAAGTCATCTCTGAGCCGATGCCATTTCAACAGAGCGAGAAGGCAGAGAACCTTCCACCTTTCCCTTGCATAGATACTTACGACGGCAAGGTTTGGAAATACATTCCAAAAAATACTGGTAAGAACATCTTGTTCTGGAATGTCGGCAAAGAGCCAGTACTTAATGATCCTACGATATATGATCGCGTAAATAGTTACCGCGACTGGCTAAAAAATGATGTACAATATAGGCAACTTGATATATAAGGGATAATATGAACATCTTAGTTACATCCCCATTCACTCCCGTCTCTTCGAATATTCACTCACATAGAGCAGCACAAGCTGCCATCTATGCTGAGCAGTTAAGCGTTGAGTTCGGTAACGTTCACCTCGATCGTACTGGTGATATTCATCCAGATCCAGAATCGTTTAATCGAGTCTATGCCTATCATGGCAATGATTGGTTTGGTTCTTTGAATCTCTTCGGAGGGATGAAGAATTATGGAAACATCGATAAGCTGATTCGATACTCGAAGCTGAAAGCTCCTATCTACTCGTTGTGGATCGATCATCCGAAATACAGCGAGATGTTAAAGCCTCGGCTCGATGGTGATATTCATCCTGATTGGCATCTCGTTGATTGGGAAAATCTAAAGAAGCTTGAAGATACTGCCATTACAGTAAAGGAGATAGAAGTTGTCAATAGAGTTGTTGCAGGTGATAGCCATGCTATTTGCATGTATCGCCCCGGTTGGTTTGTCAATTCTGTTCCTTTTAAAACTCTCCACGGAGCACTCAAAGAAGGATTGAGTTCTTTCATTAATCCTGAACATGAGATCGCAGAGTTCTACTTCGGTAACATCGACGTACGTCATCATCTTTGCCGTCAACCAAATCCTGAACAAGCAACACGAGATTTGGCGAATAGATACTATGAACAACTCTCTCAGCTCGATCTTGCAAAGGTCTATGCATACGAGTTGCTTCCTATCGAGCATGAATCGCGAGTCCTTCCAAAAACGGGTTACTACAAAGGCACACCATTCTACGGATCATGGGATCAACGCAACACAGCCCGTCTCGTCTTTAAAGATGAGATGAGAAAGCTATGTGCTCAAGGCAGTGTCAACCTCATTGAATGGGTTGATCCGCTTCTGAATGAGAGGGGTGAGCTCGACTTTGAATGCATGGAGAAACCGAAGTCAGTACATCTTTCTCGCAACTCTTACCCACATTGGCAAGGCCGCAAGTGGTCTGGTCTATCTGAAAACAAACCCGCAACTCTAGAGGATTTCTTTGCATGAAAACTAGTAAGTATATAATGAATGAAAATGATGATAATACAGTATCTATCGCTAAGAAAGGTCCAACTGGTGGACCACAGCTCGAAAGTATGGCAGGATTAAATGGTCCTCCAGGTATGTACGTTGAGAATCCTTCGGGCACGCACGCGAATTTTATTCCAGGAATTACAGCGAAGCATCTCAGTGTGTATAAATACAATGAAGGCGAATCAATCAAAGAAATTCAGTCTTACATCGATGCTACTTACGAACAGCATTATTCCCGAAATAAATTTCAAGCAACGGAATTCATCATTGATGCTGGTCATGGGACTGGTTTCAATATCGGGAATATGATGAAGTACACTCAACGATACGGTCGTAAGGGTGATCCCGCCGAATGGCGAAAGGACCTGATGAAGGTTATCCACTACGCAATTATGCAACTCCACGTTCATGATACTGAAAATAAGGATTAATTATGGGTATTGAAATTAATGTTCCAATGGAAGAGCTCAGAAAGCGCAAGCTCTTCATCGCCGCACCAATGTATGGCGGTCAATGCGCAGGTATGTTTACACGTTCGATTGCAGATCTCTCTGCACTCTGCACACACTACGGAATCCAAGTCAGATTCTACTTCTTGTTTAACGAGTCTCTGATTACTCGAGCACGCAACTACTGCGCCGATGAGTTCATGCGTTCAGGCGATACACACTTGATGTTCATCGACTCTGATATTGGATTCAATCCGAATGACGTGATCGCGCTACTTGCTCTACAAAATCCTGATCCATCAGTAGATAACTACGACATCATCGCTGGTCCATATCCTAAGAAGTGCATCAGTTGGGAAAAGATTAAGCTTGCTGTCGATAAGGGCATGGCTGACGAAAATCCAAACGATCTTGAAAAGTTTGTTGGTGATTACGTCTTCAATCCAACAGGTGAAACCCGAGAGATTGCTCTTGGTCAACCAGTCGAAGTACTTGAATCCGGAACTGGATTCATGATGATTCGCCGCCAAACTTTTGAGAAATTTCAAGAAGCTTATCCTCAGCAGTTCTACAAACCTGATCACGTTCGTACAGAACACTTCGATGGTAGTCGTGAAATCATGGCTTACTTTGATACGCCGATCGATCATAAGCGTACGAACATCAATGCCGAGCTTGAAGAATACTTGAAAAAGAATCCAAAAGCAAAAGCAAAAGAGATTGTAGACTTTGTGAAAGATCCGAACAATGGTTTGATCAAAGATTACTCGAAGCGCTACCTCTCTGAAGATTACATGTTCTGTCAGTGGGTTCGCAATGCTGGTATGCATGTATGGCTTTGCCCATGGATGGAACTGAAGCACGTTGGTTCGTATGTCTTTGGTGGTTCTCTACCAGATATTGCACGTATCGGTGCAGCTGCAACTGCAGATCCTTCTGCACTCGGTAAAAACAAATAATGGTGTACAATTAATACAATCGTTGGTATATTGAATATTCCGAACATATGGAGATTTATTATGAAATTAGATAATGATACGTTGCAAGTACTCAAGAACTTCTCGGCTATTAACAAGAACATTATGTTCAAGCCTGGAAATGTGATTCGTACTATTTCGAGTACAAAATCTGTTCTTGCAAAAGCAACAATTAAACAAGACTTCGAGAAAGGTTTTGCCGTATATGACCTCTCACGGTTTATCGGCACTCTCTCCTTGTTTAATGATCCTGAGATTGAAATCAAGGATTCGTACGTCGAACTCATCGAAGGCAACAATCGATTTCAGTACGCTGTCACTGATCCTTCGCTGATCATCGTTCCACCAGATCGCGAGATTGAATTGCCAAATCCTGAAGTCAACTGTTTGATTTCTGAAGAAGCACTCAATAGAGTGATGAAGGCGTTGGCAGTTTCTCAGTTGCCTGAGATTGCCATCGTCGGTAAGAACGGTAAGATCTTGCTTCAAGCAGTCGATACACGTGGAACTAGCAACGATTCGTTTAGTATCGAAGTTGGTGAAACTGAAGCTCGCTTCCGCATGGTATTCCGTTCGGATTGCATGAAGTTGATTCCAGGTTCTTACGACGTATCAATCTCTTCCAAGGGCCTTAGCCACTGGAAAGGTGCAACAGTAGAATACTGGATTGCTGTTGAATCCAACTCGGCTTTCGAGGCTTGATTATAATGGGCGGTGTTTCGGCATCGCCCACTTTTTGTGACGGAGATATATTATGCTTGAAGATTTTTTGTGGGTAGAGAAGTATCGCCCAAAGACCGTGTCCGACACTATCCTGACTGACGAACTGAAGAAGACATTTCAACAGTTCGTAGATCAGAAAAACATTCCTAACCTCATTCTCTCTGGTACCGCAGGTGTTGGTAAGACAACTGTGGCAAAAGCCATGTGTGAAGAACTACAATGTGACTACATCGTTATTAACGGTTCGATGAATGGCAACATCGATATGCTGCGTAACGACATCTCACAGTTTGCCAGTTCTGTCTCTCTGATGGGTGGCAGAAAGATGGTAATCCTCGATGAGGCCGACTATCTCAACCCTCAGTCCACTCAGCCAGCTCTACGTAACTTTATGGAGGAATTCAGTGCAAACTGTGGATTCATTCTTACTTGTAATTTTGTCGATCGGATTATTGAGCCGCTCCATTCTCGATGCTCGGTTATCAAATTTAAGATTCCTAAGTCGGAACTCCCATCTCTTGCCAAACAATTTATGCAAAGAGTATGTGGAATCCTCGAGACTGAATCGGTTTCTTATGAAAAAGCGGTCGTTGCTGAAGTCATCAAGACACACTTTCCAGATTGGCGACGTGTTATTAATGAGCTCCAACGTTATAGTGCTACTGGCGGGATTGACACTGGGATTCTTAGGAATTTCTCGGATTCTGCTCTTGCCAAGCTGATTGGTTATATGAAGGACAAGAACTTCACAGCCGTACGTAAGTGGCTTGGAGAGTCTGACATCGAACCAACAGAATTCTTTCGTGCCTTCTTCGATAAGGCCGAAGATTATATCGGTAAAGGTAGCATGCCTCAACTCGTACTCCATCTTGCAAAGTATCAGTATCAGAATGCATTCGCCGCTGATCCTGAGATTAATCTAATGGCATGTCTCACAGAAATTATGGCCGACTGTGAGTTCTTGTGATCTGGTTCAATCGAAATAAAACATGTGCCGTCTGTGAAGATAAGTATCTGAAGAGCGTGCCATTTCATGAAGTACAAGTAAATACTGATGATGGCATGATTTCTCTTGAGATTTGTGATAAATGCGCAGACTTCTTTGATAAGTCTGCAGATGTGATTATGAAAGGCCGTAAAGATGAAACCGTTCGACTTCGTGACATCGATCAACTCGACCAAGAAGAACCTGATGAAAGGTACGGAGAATGATACCCTTGCCGAGAAGACGTACAGTCCTTGGCTAACAAATAGATCCTTATCTTACTTCGCCGATTCCATTCATGCCGCCAACATGATGAACTGCAACCACCACCTCGACAACAAACTCCAATATTCTTTTTTGATAAATATCATACGACCTAGCAAACGCTTTGCGAAGTGGGTGAAAAAAGAAAAGGATGGAGATCTCGAAGCGGTTGCAGAGTATTACGGTTATAACCGCCGTGCTGCCAAGGCAGCTCTTGATATCCTCTCCTCTGAACATATAAAAATAATAAAGAAAAAGATTCAGAAGGGTGAAACATGAATATTTTAGAAACTTTAGTTGAAGTGAGGCTTGGAGAAGAAGACGATTTCTTAAAAGTTCGCGAGACTTTGACTCGTATCGGCGTAGCTTCTCGTAAGGACAAGACTCTTTATCAGTCTTGCCATATCTTACACAAACAAGGCAAATATTATATCGTCCACTTTAAAGAGCTCTTTGCTCTTGACGGTAAGCCATCAGATTTTTCTGAAGAAGATAAAGGTCGTCGAAATACAATTACCAAACTTCTCTCCGACTGGGGATTGATTGCGATTGTTGATCCGGATAATATCGTTGATCCTCTGACACCACTCAATCAGATTAAGATCCTTCCATTCAAAGAAAAAAATGAATGGAGTCTTGTGACGAAATATAATATTGGTCGCAAAAAATAAGTTATTGATTTAAATCGAAACTAAAACGCACTTGGATGATTCTGAGTGCGTTTTTTTGTGTACATTATTGTCAAAACATTGTATCCTAGGTATATGATGATGAAAAGGAAAAATGATATGCTTACTCTTCGTGATATTGATGTTGCAACCAACTCAAAAGACGGTTCGATTTATTCCGACCTCTATAAAGAAGTATACGGATGCCGCCCTTATAATCCTACCTTTGAGTCGGTCGAAGCATTTGATGCTGACTTCGAAGCGCTCTCGCGTTTGCTTGATAAGGAAATCGAGAGTGAAGCTGAGTATCAACAGATCTACTTCGACAAGTTTGTTGCTCGCGTTGAAGAGACGATGCAAATCGTTCAAGGTACAACTCGCGAGCGCGCGATCGAGATCATCGCCGAAGCCGAAGGCATTCGTCAGCGCGAGTTCGATTTCTATGGCCTCGAGATTCTTGAGCATGAACTTAATCTTAAGTTTGGTTCAATCTCCAAGTGGTTATCAGAGTAAAATACCGGTGTACAATAATGCCAAACTGTGGTAGAATGATATTATCAGTTGAAAAGGAATATATTATGACTCTTACCATTGAACAAATCGAATCCACTTACGCCGTACCTGCCGACGCGACGCGTCAAAACTATTATCCCGTACGTGCCTATTGGGTACCGATTGAACTTCGCGAACAAGTTTTGGCCGCCTATCGCGAAACCAATACTCGTGTCCGTCTTCGCTATCGCGGCCCACGTTCTATTGCAATCGGCCGCGAAATGACTCGTAACGATAAGACTACTTATCTTCGTTCGCGCCATCGTGCGATGCAAGATTGTTTGATTGCCGACGCAACTCATTTTACTGTTTACGACTATACATCGCGATAAGTTGAATATATATTATTAGGAGATTATTTTATGAACGTCGAACTTTTTGCATTTCCTACAATGGAAAATCCGAAGGCGGTCGAAGATACATTTTGCGATCTTCTGAACGCGAAGCGTCGTGGAGAATCGATTCCTGTCGAAGCGCTCGATTGGATGGACACCGCGAATAACTGGTTATTGGAGTCGAAGTAATGCCGAATGAAAATAAAGGTGGAACGTTTGCTCCTGCAGATATGGATTTGTTGAAGCGTGCTCTTCGTTATTATAAAGATATGCTTGTGAGTACCGAAGAGAGCGAACGAAATGCTTCAATCGAACTCATGAAGGTGGCTAACCTTCTTCATCGAATAGGTCGTATTGCATAAAAGTTAAAGGTCCCGTAGCTCAGCTGGATAGAGCACGAGCCTTCTAAGCTTGGGGCCGCAGGTTCGAATCCTGCCGGGATCACCATTTTGTTGTGTACATTATTTCATTTCTGATGTAAGATGAATCTATAATCAGAAAGGAAACGAAGATGCTCAATTACACTCTCACCATTCGCAACGCTAAAACCAACAAGGTTCTTCGTAAGATTGAGTATAAGAACCACAGCGGTCATGCTATGATGGATGAATGCTTCTACTGGAGGCAGCATTATCGGAAGAAAGGAATTGAGGCGATCACCGAATGGTAAGGGGGGCATAGTCCAACGGCAGAGACAAAGGACTTAAAATCCTTCCAGTGTGAGTTCGAGTCTCACTGCCCCTACCATTTATTTTTATTTCGATGCGTTTTTTAGTGTACATTTTATCAAAACTTTGGTAGTATGAATAATAAGCTAAAGGAAATGGTTATGATGACATATGACGAAATTGTTGCTGACGTTGAAAAACTAATGCGCAAAGCCTGCGAAGAAGCAGCTGCTGATTATGATGAATTTGTAATGAAATTAAACGATGTATTTGATGCTCGGTTTGAAATTGTGGAGATGTGATATGGAAGTTTTTGCATTATTAGGTGGTTGGGAATACGAAGGTTCTACTTTGTTGGGTGTGTACGCTTCTGAAGAAGAACTTCGCTCTGCTCATGATGAGTATACTCGTGACGGTGATCGTTTCATCGATTTTTACTTCATCGAGCGTCGAGTACTTGGCGCTCCTATCGATCATGAACCAGATCGGATCTACATCTAAAAGAAAGAATATTATTATGCAAGTTTATGTCGTGAATAATGAATCTCCTGAAGGAGATCACTCGATTATGGTCGGAATCTACTCGTCTGAAGAGAAAGCGAGCGAGATGATCAACTTCTTGGAACGCGAGACTCCTGGTTGGTATCCTACCTACTCAGCTGAGGACGTCGATCCAGAAGAACCAATGTATTAAAGTTTAACGGACACTTAGCTCAGTAGGTAGAGCAACGGGCTTTTAACCTGTAGGTCCCGGGTTCGAGCCCCGGAGTGTCCACCAATTTGAAAGAGTATATTATGAAATACGAAGATTGGATTTTACTTCCATTGCCAGAGTCCCCTCTCGTACCGAACAAAAAGTACAGAGGTAGTAAAGTGACTTGGTCCAGTGGTGCAGTAGCATACTATTGGGTAATGTACCAATTTTAATTTTATGGACCATTAGCTCAGTTGGTAGAGCGCGGGACTCTTAATCCTTAGGTCGTAGGTTCGAATCCTACATGGTCTACCATTTTTTGGGTCGGTAAAGCTAGTGGCTCTGGCAGTGAGACTGTAAATCTCATCCGTTTGCGGGGGAGGATCGATACCTCACTGGCCCACCAAACAAAGGATAAATTATGCCAGGATCTGTAGGGCTATTTGATAAGTTACTTGTTGAGCATATTACTCAAATCAAGCCGCATACTATTTTAGATGTCGGCTGTGGTTCTGGTAACTATAGGCATATGAAAGCTGTTGCTCCTCTTGGTGCAACAATTGAAGCTATCGAGCCGACTGAAAGATACTGGACCAAGTTTGATCTAGAGAACAAGTATGATGTTCTTCATAAGATGACTGTGCAGGATTTTACTAAAACAGATGCTAAGATGTACGATCTTGTTATTTGTTTTGATATCCTTGAACATCTTTATCTAAGTGAAGCGATTGATACACTTGAGACTTTGACGTATTGTGCTCGCAATATTATTATTGCATGGCCAACAAATGTTAGTCAGGGTCACTGGGAAAATAACCCATATGAGAAACATAAGTCTAATATGAAGTTATCTGATCTCATTAGATTTGACATTACATTTTATCAAAAGGTTCCGTTAGAAAATTTTGGTAATATGATGTATCATTATGCACATATTAAAGGTATACACGGAGAATATTCTTCAAATTCCTCGATCGTCTAGCGGTAGAGGACAACAGACTCTGTTTACGGGGGTGAAGGAAAACGGCAATCCGCAGGTCTCCAAAACCTTGAGAAGTAGGTTCAATTCCTACCACCCGCCGCCAGATATATAATAGACAATGCCCTTATAGCTCAGTTGGTAGAGCAGTTGATTTGTAATCATCAGGTCCGGCGTTCGAGTCGTCGTGGGGGCACCATTTATTTTTCATTGTATGCGTTATTTAGTGTACAAATTATGTAAACTGTAGTAGATTGAATAATAAGAAATGGAGATTATAATGACTAATTCTGATTACTTGACGATGGCTGAAACTCGCTTCGCATCGGTTCAACGCTACTTTCCGAACTCTTCTGAGTTCAGCCGCTTGTTTAACATCATCCTTGATATGACAAACAAGATGACACCCGAAGAACGCCAAGCACATAAAGAAAAGACAATGGAAACTCCTGCTACGAAAGCTGCTCGCTTGAAAGAAGAGCAGCGTATCATGAAGCAAATGGAAATGAACAAAGATAGTAACAGCATATAAATAGGATTATATTATGATTAAGAAAGTTGAAATGCATGTCAGTGAACACACTCTCGACGAAGATGGTGGTCCTGGTGCACAGTCGATTGATATCAATCTTTATGTTCAAGCACTCGGTGCAACGCCGGCCGAGAAAGTAGCGATTCGCACTATTATGAATTCGGCTCAGTTGTATATCAATACAGAATTAAAGAATTTAAAATAAAGTTTATTCCCCGATAGCTCAGTGGTAGAGCAGGTGACTGTTAATCACCTGGCCGGTGGTTCGAACCCATCTCGGGGAGCCAGTTTGAGTGTAATGATTACATTCATGAGACCTCGGCAAGTCTGAAACTACCGATCACGTTAATAACAAAAGGTAAAAATATGAAAAAGTATATGTTTCCTCTTGCCGCCGCAGCGGCGTTTGTAACTACACCTGCAATGGCAAATGATTTTGCGGGTGTTCGTGCAGAAGTGACTGCAGGTCTAGACGACGTTACTGGTGGTGTAGATACCACAAAAGTAGCGTACGGTGCAGGCATTGGTCTCGATGCTGAGCTATATAAGAACGTTGTAGTTGGTGTAGAAGCCACACTTGACAATGTCTTTGATCGTCGTAATATCGGTGCATCAGCTCGTCTTGGTTATGTAGTTGCTGATAAGGCACTCGTATACGCGAAAGTTGGTTATTCCAACTGGAAGCAGACTACTGCTGCTGAACTCGAAGGTCTCCGTGTAGGAGGCGGCGTTGAAGCCAATCTATTTGGCCCAGTTTATGGCAAAGCAGAATATCGTTACACCGATTTTAATGGTGGCATTGGCCAGCACGGCGGTCTTGTAGGACTCGGTGTAAGGTTCTAATTTAACACATAGAAATCAGTGGAAGATGATGGAGGTGCATCTCTGGATTCAAGGCACACTATGAGGGTCGCTATAACTAGAACCCGAACTGCTGAACCATTGATGAAGCGACAGATCTAAGGAGTGGTACTCTTGCCCAACCAGCAATAGGTCTGTCGCTTCGCTTTATTCATGGAAATTATTATGTGGCGTATTTGGGCAAAAGCTTTAGGTGAGAAAGCAACTCCTTGTGATCGCGAGTCTGATAGAGTCGCTTTGATCCGGACTCTTTTTATCGTACAAGCTGTCATAGCAAACATTTTTCTAATTGCAAATGCAATTCATCATTGGTAGGAGTAAATTATGGTAGAACGTATTAAGATCAAAAGGTTTTGGGATATTGATGAGAATGTAGGCGATGAACTGAAAACTCTTGTTCCAAGTGTAACTTTTAAAACTCGTGTTAGAGATGACTCAATTGAAGGAGATAATCCTTATCGCTGGGAAGATGTGACGACGTGGGACTTATTCGCAGGTAAGCGTGTAGTTCTCTTCTCTCTTCCAGGCGCATTCACTCCGACGTGTTCAACTTATCAGCTTCCTGGTTTCGAAGAGAAGTTTGCTGAATTCAAGGCGCTCGGAATCAAGGACATCTACTGTGTATCGGTCAATGATGCCTTCGTCATGAATGCATGGGCCAAAGCACAGAAGGTGAAGAAGGTCAAAGTAATTCCTGATGGATCAGGTATGTTCACTCGTAAGATGGGTATGCTAGTTCATAAAGATAACCTTGGTTTTGGTGAACGCTCATGGCGTTATGCGTGTGTCGTCAATAACGGTAAGATCGAGAAATGGTTTATCGAACCAGGTGCAGAAGATAACTGTCCAGTAGATCCTTATGGTGAAACCTCTCCAGAAAACATCTTAAACTGGTTGAAAGAAAATGGATAATAAGAAAGTCGTAGCTGGAGTTGCAGGAATAGCAGTCGTAGGAATCCTTTCCTATCTTGGCTATCGTGTTGTGAAAGAACTCAACGAGCTCGAGCTCGATTTCTTCGGAGAGAATATCGAAGAATCATACTATCAGAAATATCCAAAGAAAAATAACGATACATAATCGCTAATCTTTTCGAAAAAAAACGCATTCGGACTTGTTCTGAGTGCGTTTTTTGGTGTACATTATTATCAAAACAGTGTAAGGTGGAACTATAATAAAGAAGGAAGAAAAAAATGATTAAGGTTTATCAGATTCAGCTTACCGATGCAGAGATCGATATGGTCAATAGCGGTGAAACCAGCGTACGCATCAAGGCTTACTTTGATCGTGGTTTCGAAGGTAAATTTAAAGCTGAGAATTTCCAATATTACACTCACGTTGCTAACGTTGATACCAACGATATGGAAAATGCCTTCGAAGCGATGAATCTCTGGGAAGAAAGCATATACTTCGAGGATATTTTTAAGCTCGGTCCTTGCTCTTCGATGTCAGTTGGTGATATTCTTGACGTTGACGGTAAACTTTATCGCTGCGCTTCGGCAGGTTTCACACTTCTTGAAAATTATCAAAAGGATTAATTATGCTTAAACTTTCAAATGACTTAAGTCGGTTTCCAACTCAGCGGGCGGCTTTGGCCCGTCGGAAATCCGAACTTTTTCTCGAAATCATCAAATGGACAGGCACATCCTGCGTCATTGTGGCTGCAACTTGTCGAGCATTTGATTTCCATGCGGCAGATCTTTTGATCTCGATCGCCGGCGCTGGTCTTTGGGGTTATGCTGCAATTGCAATGAGAGATAAAGCACTGATTGCTGTAAACGCACTTGTTGTTGGTATTTTAATTGTAGGAGTTATTGTATGAAGTTTGATCCTGTCCTCGCTCGGCGCCTGAAGAACGTTCTCGTTGCATCTCAGCGGGCAGAGAATCCAGCATTTAAACAAATGTGGGTAAAAAAGTTTGACGAGCTATTCCTGAAAGCTGAATAAACAGCTTAAGCATTTTGAAGATAGTATAAATAATCCTATGGGTTACGATACTATATTTAAACTTATTGGAGATGTCGGATTCCCCATCGCAGCAGCTTTGCTCGGTGGGGTTTTTGTTTACTTTGTTATCAACTACATTCTCGAGAGCGTCGTCAAGGCAATCAGGGGAATGCAGGGTATTATTATGGGGCTTGACAACAGAGTCAAGACAATGAACCATGATATTATTCGCGTTGATGCAGTTGTAAGTTCCGCTCTTGGTCTGAAACCAGATCTCGACAGAATCGCACGAGCAGACGGGAAGAACGATGCTCGGAAAGATTAATGGATCCACAACTCATTGCAGAACTTGTAAAACAATACGGATTTCCAATTGTCGCAGCGGTCGGCATGGGTTATTTTGTGTGGTTCATTTATAAGTTTGTCACAGATAAACTAATGCCATTGATTGGCGAAACCAATGGGATTTTAATTGCTTTGATTGATCGTGTCCGTATGTTGGATAATGATCTTATTCGATTGAACCAGAAGGTGAGTGTTGTATTGCAGATAAAGGAAGATCACAGTGAACATAAATCTAAAGATTGAAATCATTAAGATCTTCTCGCTTGAATTTAGTCTTTCTTCAAACAAAGATATGCCTTTAAAGAAGGAAAAGAAAGATGAAAAAGAGTCTGCTCCTGCTAGCTCTGATACTAAGCAGCCCAGTAAAAGCTGATCCTCTCGTACAACAGTTTAAAAGTCCATCCTTCAATGGATATGGATGGTCGTCACATGTGCAGTCAATCGATGCACAAGAACGTTCTCGTGAGCAGGCAATTAGAGATGCCGAAGCCGCAAAGATTGCTCTTGCAAGAGCTGAAGCTTCAAACACTCCGCTTGCAAAGTTTATGGCGCTGTTTACCTCGCAGGTATATGCTCAGCTAGCCACTCAATTGTCGAACAATCTGTTTGCCGAAGGTTCTGCTCAACAAGGTATGTTTAATCTTGATGGTAATACGATTAGCTATGTAAAGACTGGTACATCTGTGACGTTGACAGTTGTCGATAAATTTGGTAATACGACAGTCGTGACTGTTCCTATCGCAACATTTGCATTTTAAGGAGAAGTCATGAAAAAGCTTTTATTACTTCCATTACTTCTTATTACAACCGCTTGCGCAGGAGGAGTGCATCCTCATCTCAATCAGTCATATCTCGCAAGAGAAGATGCTGAAGTAGAAAGATTTGCAAATCCTAAGTTGTTCAGAACTCTACCAGAACTTGATGGTCAGGTAATTCCGATTGCCATCTACTCGTTCACTGATAGAACAGGACAACGCAAACCTTCTGCTACTCAAGCCAGTTTCTCGACAGCCGTCACTCAAGGCGCAGACGCTTATGTTATCAAAACATTGGCAGATGCTGGCGATGGCAAATGGTTTAAACCAGTCGAGCGTGTAGGCATTGATTCTTTGATCAAAGAACGTCAGCTCGTAAGACAGATGAGAGAGCAACAACTCGGCGAAAGCGCAGAACCGCTTCCTCCTTTGATGGTTGCAGGTATCATCCTTGAAGGTGGTATTATTGACTATAGTTCAAATACCAAAACTGGTGGTAACGGCGCAAGATTCCTCGGAATCGGTCCTTATCAACAGTATTCAGAAGATCAAGTTACTATTAGTATGCGACTCGTTTCGGTTCAGACAGGTGAAGTTTTAACTTCTGTCACCGTTGAGAAGAATTTACTCTCTACGTCCGAGGGAATCACAGCATTTAAGTTTTTCGATATGGGAACAAAAGCTTTTGAATTTGATGGACAACAAACATCAAATGAAGCCGGTAGTTATGCGATCCGTTCAGCCATAGAAACGGCAGTCGTGGAATTAATCAAGGACGGTGAACGTAAAGGACTATGGAGATTCAAGCAAAAGGAAACGACAAATGAAACTAAGTAAGTTTTTATTAGTTGGAGCTGCTCTTCTTTATGGAACATCTGTGACTGCACAAACCGTGCTACCGACAGCCCCAACTCCACCAGCAATTGTAACTACGTCACCGAATGAGGTGACTGCAGGTGCAGTAGCTACAACAAACAAAGTATATATCGATCAAGAAGGTGGCAATGTAGATGTTAACGTTGTTCAAACTGGTACTGCTAATATCATTGGCGACAATGATGATCCTATCTATTTACGAGGTGATAATCAAAGTGTCATCGCTGTTCAAACCGGTAACGGAAACCAACTCTACATGGGCGTGGTCTCCGCTACAGGAGCAACAGGAATCGCAACAGTAACAGTTCGTCAAATCGGCAATCTGAATACTGCAGACATTCGTTGCGGTGTACTACAAGGCGATGCCATATGTAATAAGTTTGATCTGAATGCGAAATTTACTGGCAATTCAAATGCTCTTACATTTCGCGGTTCTGGCGAAAACATTCGTAACTCGATGGATGTCACTGGTGATAACAATGCATTCAATATCGATGCACTCTCACCTAACGCAACTCAAACCATTCTCGTGACTGGTGATTACAATGACTTCGACGTGACACAAACAGGTCTCGGCGGAACATTCGGCCATTCTCTGTATGTGAACCTCACAGGTACACTGAACACCATTACAACCCAACAGTACGGAGCTTCTGAAACCGTAATCAATATTAACTCGGCGGGTTCAAATGGTACGTTTAATATTAAAACTGGCCATTAATGCACTCTTTCTGATATCGGTTCCCGCCTTTGCAGGTGTGGGATCGATATCAGAATTTCAGGGTGGAGGTTCTGTAAAGCGTGGTGCAAAGGTTGCACCTGCTGTTAAAGGCTCGAGTATCGAGAAGAACGATACTGTGTCGACCAATTCTCAAGGTAAATTTAAGATTCGATTCGTCGATGCCACCACTGTGAACATTACACAGAATTCACGGCTAGTCATCGACGACTTCGTATATGATGGAAACAACAAGAGTAAAGGCAAGATTGGCCTGAAGCTTGCCTTAGGAACGGCAAGATATACTTCTGGCGCGATCGCAAAGGGAAATTCAAAGGGTGTTGGTATACGTACACCGACTGCGACGATTGCTGTAAGAGGTACAGATTTTGTCATGTCTGTTGACGAAGCAGGCAGATCGACTGTCGTTCTTGTTCCTGAATGCTACAACGATAAAGATATTACAAAGATTAACTTCGAATGCCCTTCAGGAGCTATCGACGTGATCACTGCTGCGGGCATCGTAACTCTGACTCAGCCGTTCCAAGCAACGATGGTCGAGAATTCTTATGCTCCTCCTGCGCCGCCTGTTGTCATTAATCCTTCGATGAAGGGTATGGATAACAATATTCAAATCTCTCCTCTCGAAACTGATGACGGTCAATCACTGATCACTGCTGCTCGCGAAGCGCTTAAGAAGTTTGTCAATCCTGCAAAAGCGGCATCTGACGACAACCAAGATCCTAATACTGGGTCAGATAGTAATGAGGAAGTTACTGTAGCTACTGTTCGATTGCCCAATCAGCAAGAACTCCAAGAAATCTATGCCGAATATAATTCTGGAAACATACCAACAGAAACTGTCTATACAAACGTGTCTCCTATTTTCAAGAAGATGCAACAAATTGGTTGGTTTTATGCTAGATTATCTGAAGATAAAAATCAAGCTGTTGTGATATGGTTACCGAAAGATACAGAAGTGCAAGTTGTTTCTTCTCAGAATAACATTGTAGATGTGTATAATTTTATGGACGATAAGTGGACTTCATCTGGAACTGGTAGACCTCAAGGCAACATTACCGTAATACAAGAATCAGGTGCAAGATGAAGAAGTTAATCTTAGCATTGATGATGTTAATGTGGGGATCATTAGCTAACGCCCAGACTCCTTCGAACTATGGTTTTGAAGATGGAAACTATGGCGGCTGGACAGCTTCTAATGGATCTACTACACTTCGTACGTCATGGAGTGATAACGGTAGCGGCGTACAAGTGACGACTGGTATGCAGAACTATTGCCCGGGCGGTGGCAAATGTTGGACGATTACTCCGTATGGATCGTACATGCTATCGGTTCAAGCAGGAGGAAATTCTCCGCAATTCAACACTGCGATGACGACTCTCGGCCTTGCCTCTTCAGACATCACATCTATTCGTAATACGATCTATTCGAACGGATCGATGAATCCTACGAACGCTTCTTCCGTCAGTCGAACAGTATTCCTACAAGCAGGGATTACATACTCATTTGGTTGGCAGTACCTGTCGACAGACTATGTTCCGTATAACGACGGTTCTCTCATCACCTTGACAGGTGGACCAGGAACGCCAACGCTTAACGGTCAAACACAGAACTTTGCGCTATTAGGATTTACGAATCCTGGAACGGGCAACTACTCGACCAATTCATATGGTGCTACTGGATGGCAGGTTGCTGTGTTCACAGTTCCAGCAGATGGCAACTATATGCTTGGCTTCTCGTCTTTCAATCTTGGCGATACCGCGCTATCTCCTATCTTGTTCATCGATCAGTTGCAAGGCGCTACAGCACTGAATGGTACTACGTTTGCTCCTGTTGCACCTAACGAAGGATCTTCGGCGCCGACTGCTCCACCTCCGCCTCCTGCAGAACCAACATATCCAACTACATCAATTGCCACTAATCAAACTATTAAGCTTGGTCAGACAAATGCTATTGCAAGCAACTCGATTTACATTCAAAACATTGGTGATAATAACACCGTCAACATTGAACAGTTCTCAAGGTTTAACGCTATCAGAGGTGTGAATGGTTCTCAATCGATGTTGATCAACGGTAGCAACAACGCTATTACTATCAATCAAGGCACTGCAGCTGCAGTTCTTGGAAACAATCTTGCTGAAGTATCTGTGACAGGAAACAACAACACTGTATCTCTGACTCAGCAATATAATGGCAAGTATGCAGAGTTGGTAATAAATGGAACAGGAAATCAACTGACTGCTCAGCAAAAAGATGCTGGTGGAAAGTCTGCGTTCTTCAACATCTTGGGTAACTCAAATGTTGTCACGACTCTTCAACAAGGAACTGGTAATCATTTCCTTGATATCAGCGCGCCGTATGGAGGATTGAATGCAAACATCACCCAATCTGGTGCAGCGCAGAAGCTGTTTAAACTAATAATAAATAATCCTGGAATTGGAGTCACTGTATCGCAAACTGTTGCGAGTGCTACTGACTCAGTCTTAATGTCAATCACATGTACGACCGGACCTTGTAATGGATATACTTACACAAAAAATTAAAAAGATTCTATTGAGCCCATGGCTTGCTCTTTTTACATTTGCACTATTACTTACTTTTAAATTACAAGATCCGTATTTAGTTGAAGCGACTCGTCTTAAATTCTATGACTATATCATGCTTGATAAAGCAAAACAATCTGAGCAGATTGTAGTCATTAATTTAGGGGAGAAATCAATTGAAAAATATGGCCAGTGGCCTTTCCCGCGCGAAGTCCACGCTAAAATTTTGGATGATGTCTATAGCAGAGGGGCTGCTCTTGTTGGCAGCACTATACTTATGCCTGAGCCTGATCGGATGGGTACTGATAGAGTTCTTGCGAGTAGCTTAAACAAATATCCAGTCGTTCTCAGTCAGACTGTGAGTGATTCTTGCTCTCGGGCAAGTGCGACAATTCGGAAAACAGGCGTTGCCGTAATCGGCGATGGAGAAGCAACTGAATTTCTTCCTCAATACCCATGCGTTCTAAGTAATGTCTCAGTTCTTCAAGAAGCCGCAGCCGGTGTTGGGATAACGTCAACCCTACCCGAGACTGATGGGGTTGTAAGGCGAGTTCCTCTTCTATCTGAGTCATCAGGCGAATACTATCCCGCATTTGCTCTAGAGATGCTGCGTGTAGCTGCAGGAGACTCTTCGTATCAAGCCAAGATAAATCAGACTGGGGTTGAAGCATTACGAATTCCTTCTTTTGAAACAATTAAAACAGACGAATATGGAAGAGTGTTCATCAATCCGAACTATCGATTCCAGTCATACGAAATTGATGCGAGTCCTTTGCCTGATCTGACAGGTAAAATCGTGATTCTCGGCGTGACTGCAGCTGGAGTAAGTAATCCCGTAGCGACTCCGTCAGGTGCGCAGCATCCCCATCAGCTCCAGGCGAGTATTCTTGAGACTCTGATAAATGGTGATTCTGTTTCGATTCCGAATTGGACTCAGCTTGTAGATTTGGCTGCTCTACTTGTTTTAGCTCTGTCATTGATCATTATCTCTCGATTAAAATACTCTATCGTTTGGATAGGTTTGATTCTAGGTGGATACCTTTATTTACCGATGTATTTATTCGCGAGTAAAGGAATCTTGTTAGATGTGACGTTTAACGTAATGGCCATCGCTATCATCTACATGCATATTTATACCGTAAAGTTTATCTCTGAATTCCTTCAGAAGCAGCAGATTAAGAAACAGTTTGGCACATATCTGAGTCCAGATCTGGTTGCGAGATTGCAAAGACAACCAGACCTCTTGAAACTCGGCGGAGAATCAAGAGAGCTTTCGATTATGTTCACTGACGTTCGAGGCTTTACTACAATTTCTGAACACTACGGAGAAGATGTCCAAGGCCTCACATCAATCATGAATCGTTATATGACAGTCATGACAAGAGCAATTCTTGAAAACAATGGGACGTTAGATAAGTATATTGGTGATGCACAGATGGCATTCTGGAATGCGCCACTCGATAACAAACAGCATGCATTAGATGCAGTGAGAACATCCTTTCAGATGCTAAAAGACCTGGAGATATTTAATGAAGAAGTTGAAAGAGAAGGCATACCCGCTTTTGGGATGGGTCTTGGTATTAACACTGCCACTGTGGTTGTTGGCAATATGGGCAGTACTCAGCGTTTTGACTATACTTGCCTGGGTGATGGCGTTAATTTGGCTGCTCGTTTGGAAGGTCAATCCAAGCCTTATGGGGTCAAACTTGTCGTCGGGCCACAAACTGCCGAATTGGTTAGGGATGTATACCAAGTAGTTGAACTTGATCTCATTGCCGTAAAAGGTAAGACAGAACCTGCTCGCATCTATACTATTTTTGATGTTGCTGATGGCGCAGGAGAACTTCTACATAAAAAGTTCCTCGACTTCTATCGTCAAGGTAATTGGGATGCAGCTCTTAATCTGATAAAAGATCTGAAGCGTTGCTGGAACGAAGAGCTGAATGCATACTACGAGATGATGGAACAGCGCATCCAAAATCTTCAGTCCAAAAAACTCCTTGATTGGGACGGAATTTATCGCGCGACATCAAAATAAACATGTACATTAATCCATTTTCATGATAGGATGAACCTATAATGATGAAGGACGAAAACATGAATATCACGATTACCGGCATGATTGGCAAGCGTAAAGAAAAAGCCCTCCTGAAGGAAGCCGCAGAGTTTTTTGCCGATCAGTTGATGGATCCTCGCATGGTCCGCAACCTTACCCTCGACATCGAAGTTTATAACAACCTTGATGTTGAAGGCGAATGTGTCGATGAAGACGGTTTTCGCAATCCTCGGTGGTTCACCATTGGCTTGAAGGGTGACCAAGACATTGGTACAATGATCAAAACTCTCGGCCACGAAATGGTCCATGTCAAGCAGCATGCCAAGAACGAACTTCAGACTGGTCATGCAGTAGCTGCGCGTGGAGGCCTCAAAATCTACAGCAAGTGGATGGGAGAAGTTTGGAAAGCAAAACGTAAAGAAGATGATTACTTTGACTCTCCTTGGGAGATCGAAGCATATGGCCGCGAAGTCGGGCTGTTTGCAAAATGGGTTCAATATAAAAAGGAATTGATATGAAGAATATTATGGAAACAATTTTTGATCGTGTATTTAGTTTTACTACAATGGTGGGTTTACTGGTTTTATTGACTGGCTGGTTTCTTGGATCGGCTATCATTAATGAAAACGAAGAACGCGCACTGAATAAAGCAACTATTAAGGCTTGCTACGATGGAGGCCTAATTAAGGTCGATACCGATGCAGGCTCTTATTGCGTTGCTCCTTCTAATCTTGTCAAGGTTGAAGTGAAATGAGTTTTTGGTTAATTGTTTATCTGTTTACTGCAGAAGGTGAGTTCATTGCCAAGGATGTCTATGAGACTGATGGCCAGGAACAGTGTGCTCAGTTTGCAGGTGAAGTGACTCGCACGATTATTAATAGTGGACTTCAGGCACAGTTTCATTGCGTAAGTGATGATCACTACATGGGTCGCAAACAAGATGAAGGCGTCGATTATGACTAATCATCCTCGTCAACGCGCAATGTGGGATGGACTAACTGGATCAGGTTGTCTTGGTATTATTCTTTTGCTTGCTATGATAACTGTAATTGGAGTTTTGTTTGAATGACTGAACGCGTAGGCATCGTAGCAAGTTGTTTTGATTTGTTTCATGCAGGTCATATCTTGATGTTGACTGAAGCAAAGGAAAACTGTGATCGTTTGGTCGTGGCTCTACAATCAGATCCTACAATCGATCGACCTGAGAAAAACAAGCCAGTTCAGGCGTTGTCCGAGCGGTTTATTCAGGTTAATGCCTGCAAATATGTGGATCAGATCATTCCATATGATACAGAAGAAGATCTACTCAACCTATTGTCAGGTTATGATTGGGATGTTCGATTTCTTGGATCTGATTACTCTGGTCGAACAGATTTTACAGGATCCGATTTATACATTCCGATTCACTACTGCAGTCGCAAGCACAACTACAGTTCATCTGGTTTGCGTGAACGTATTGTTAAATCGGAGAAAAAGAAGTGAGCAAATGGGCAGCACGATTCCTCGATCTCGCTGATCATGTCGCGACATGGTCAAAGGATCCTCGAACACAAGTAGGCTGCGTCATTGTAGATAAGCACAATCGTATCGTCTCTCTTGGTTTTAATGGCTTTCCTCGTGGTGTGAAAGATCTCGCAGAGAGATACAACGATAGACCGACGAAGCATTTGTTCGTAGCTCATGCCGAACGGAATGCACTCGACAATGCTCCGCTGTCTGTCGAAGGTTGTACGCTTTATAGTCCTCTTTTGCCTTGTAGCGAATGCGCGAAGAGCATCATTCAGAAAGGAATTACGAAGGTAGTATCGTATGAACCAGCAGAAGATGTTGAACATTTTCACTGGGATATCACAAAAATGATGCTTCAAGAAGCAGGTATTCAACTTTATCTGATAAATAAAACCGTCACGCCTACTGGGTGACAACAACTAAACTCGCTTAATAGGAGAATGAGTATGTTTAATAATATTAAGGATTTCGATCGCTTTTTTGTAGGGTTCGATCCAATCGTAAAGAGAATGTCAGAAGCTGCAGAGCAGACTGTAAAGGCAGCTCAAAACTATCCCCCATACAATATCAAGAAGATTGATGAGAACAAGTATCTTATCGAGATGGCTGTTGCTGGTTTCGGTAAACAAGATCTTGAGATAGAACTTGCTGAAGATAAGCTAATCATCAAAGGCAATGTTCAGTCTGGCGAACCTGCAGAGCAGGATTCGAAAGGCGAGTGGACTTGGCCGGCATTCTTATATCAAGGACTTGCGAATCGCCCATTTACTCGCACGTTCAATCTTGCAGATAATGTAGAGATTCGCGGAGCTTCTCTTCTGAATGGTATTCTGAAGATTGCTTTGGAAGCTATTATTCCTGAGCATAAGAAGCCAAAGAAGATCCACATTCAGGATCCTGACGAAGAGTATCCGTCACAAGCTGCCGAATTCTTGGCAGAAGGTAAGACTAAGTAAAAAGAAGGGGAGCGAAAGCTCCCCTTCAACTTATCCCCAATTGGCGTATTGTTTTGTTTTCTTTAAACGATCATCAAGACCGTGTGTACCGCCATTCACTCGCTTCGAGATTTGAGTGATGATGGCATCGGTTACGCCTTTTTCTGCAATTGCAAGCAATCCATTTTTACGGAAGAACCATAATGCAGACTCAAAAGCCAACTCACCAACCACAAGATCTGGATTCGTTAAGACGTCAGGTCGTTTTACGTCAGCGGCAAAAGCTGTATAGTTGTCTTTCCCGGTCAGTTGGATTGGACCACGACCGCGCCACTTCCAACCATCTCCAGAGGCTTCTGAACCGTTCCCCATCCGATTAGCATACACTTTGTTTGCAATCTTCTCTGGCTTCCGAGCATAACCTGCAGCCGAAGCGACCGTCGGAAAATACTTTCGGAAGGTTCCGTTGAGTCCCTTATCTGAGTAGTTCAGGTTCTCAGAGAATACCTTAAACCCACCTGACTCGTGAGCACACTGACCGAAGAAGTGAGCTGCCTGAGAATTCGATAGTTTGAAATAATCTCTGGCGGTCACATAAGTTCCTGGTCCCCATTTACCGTCGGCAGTAATGCCGCATTTAGTTTGAAGAGCAGCTAATGGACCAAGACCAGATACTTTTGAAGGAGCCGCCGGAGACGACTGAGGAGGCGCTTGCTTTGGCGCTGTGGCGATTGAAGGAGCCCCAGCTGCCTTTGTCGTCGATGGATCAAAGTCAGCTACCTGTGTATAGACGGTACCGCCTGCCTTCGACTTCGAAGCAATCATACGCATCTTACGATTACCGCCAGTCTTCTTAATCGAAGCATGAACCCAACCAGAATTCTTATCACCCTTGGTGTAAAACTCGAGAATGATTTGGTCAAACTCGAGATTGTCACCGATCCAATCGGCAACAGTTTTGTTGTCAATACCAGGAATTTCGAAGTCGATCGCTTGGCCATTGACGTGCTGTGATGTCTTCGATCCGCCAACTGCCTTGTTTACCAACGGTGCACGATAAGACGAGTTGATTTGAACTGGTTTGCCAAAGTGGTTACGAACTGGTTCGAGAATCTTTTCGCAGCAGTAACGCATATTCTCGATATGTTCTGGAGTTGGAGTGTTACTAAGTCCGAGTCTTTTTGCAGTAGGAGAAACAATCATCTCTGCCAAAGAAAAATGTTCAGTTAATTTCATTTATTATCGCCTTTTGCTATGTACTTTATTTGGGTTTTAGAGTATAACTAATAATGCGGCCAGATACTGGAGATCCAATGAATTTTTATACCAATGTTACTCGTCATCGAAATCAAATTCTAGTTCGCGGAATATCTGACGGCAAACCTGTCAAGTTTTCTGTGAAATACAAACCTTATTTATTCGTTCAAGCAAGTGCACAAACCGAGCATAAGAACCTGAAAGGTGAATATGTAGGTAAGATGCAATTCGATTCCATGTCTGAGACGCGAGAGTTTCTGCAAAGTTACGAGAACGTAGCGGGCATGAACATCTATGGCCTCTCTGATTGGCCTTACATGTATATTTATGACAAGTATAAGGGTGAGATCAAGTATGATCCCGCCCTCGTTTCAGTTTGTTCGATCGATATCGAGACCAGCATCGAAGGCGGTTTTCCTGATATCGAGAAAGCAGACAATGAAATCACAGCGATTACCATCGGCCGCAATGGTAGAAAGACTACGTTTGGTTGCGGTGAATATCAGGAGCATCAAGACAATGTACAATATTACAAATGCGCAGACGAATCTGCACTCTTACTCGCCTTTCTCGAGGTCTGGAACGGATCACTCTATTCGCCTGACGTTGTCACAGGCTGGAACATCGAGTTCTTCGATATCCCATATCTTGTCAACAGGATTCGAAAAGTTCTTGGATCTGATCACGCTGAACGCCTCTCTCCCTGGAAAATACTTCGTGAATACAAAGTTAACAGCCGTGGACGAGACTGTGTTTGCTATGCCCCTATCGGCATCGCCGTCCTTGATTACATCAAACTCTACAGGAAGTTTACGTACACAGAGCAGGAATCTTACCGACTTGACTACATCGCTCAAGTCGAGTTAGGCGAAGGTAAGATTGACTATCGAGACGAAGGATACACCGATCTTGATGACCTTCGTCTCAGAAACTTTCAACTCTATATCGAATACAACGTTCGAGATGTTGAAATCGTTGAGAGGCTTGAAGATAAGCTAAAGTTGATCGAATTGGTCTATGCTTTGGCTTATGACGCCAAAGTAAACTATGAAGATACCATGGCAACCGTGAAGCAATGGGACGTGATCACTCACAACTATCTTCTCGATCGAAACATCGTGGTTCCTCTTAACGATAAGAATAAACCCGACCGAGCCTTCGTAGGCGGATATGTCAAAGATCCGAAGGTCGGCATGAGTAAATGGGTTGTGTCGTTCGATCTAAACTCCCTTTATCCTCACCTTATCATGCAGTACAACATCTCGCCCGAGACTCTTGTTACACGCTTGAAAGATAAGGTGTCGATCGACGACCTACTTGTTGGTGGCGCTAGTCAGTTCGGTGACTATCTTGATAAAACGAACTGTACTATCGCTGCCAACCTTTGTATTTATGATAAGTCCAAGCGTGGCTTCTTGCCATCGATTATGGATCGCATGTATGATGATCGTACTCGATATAAGAAGCAGATGATCAAGTGCAAGAAAGAATACGAGAAGACGAAAGAACCTCATCTTATCAAAGAAATTGCACGTCTCGATAACATGCAGATGGCCAAGAAGATTCAGTTAAACTCGGCTTATGGTGCTCTCGGCAACAAGTGGTTCCGTTGGTTTGACGTCAACAATGCCGAAGCCATTACCACCTCTGGTCAGCTAAGCATTCGTTGGATAGAGAACAAGTTGAATGACTATCTCAACAAACTGTTGAAGACGGAAAACTTTGACTATGTATTGGCTTCCGATACCGATTCAGTGTATGTGACTCTCGAATATCTCGTCAAGAATGTATTCGGTGATGATATCCCTGAAACCAAGAAGGTGATTCAGTATATCGACAAGATCTGTAAGGAACGTATCGAACCATTCATCGATCGTTCTTATCAAGAGCTTGCCGAATATATGCGTGCATACGATCAGAAGATGCAAATGAAGCGAGAGAACATCGCCGATAAGGGTATCTGGAAAGCCAAGAAGATGTACATCTTGAATGTGTGGAACTCTGAAGGCGTTGAGTATGAGAAGCCGAAGTTGAAGATGACAGGCATCGAAGCAGTTCGATCCTCGACTCCGACTGCATGTCGTGATGCCATTAAGAAGTCTCTCGAGATTATCATGGGCGGATCTGAAACAGATCTTCAGAAATATGTGGCCAATTTCAAGTCAGAGTTTTCCTCGCTTGGATTTGATGATGTAGCCTTCACTCGTGGTGTCAAAGACATCGAGAAATATTGGGTAGGTGGAAGATTCCAGAGTCAGACACCTATTCATGTTCGCGGTTCAGTTGTCTTCAACGAAATGTTGAAGAAGAAGAAACTGACAAATAAATATCAGTTGATTACCAGCGGTGAAAAGATTAAGTTCGCGTATCTTCGGAACCCGAACCCGACACAAGACTATGTGATCGCATGCCCAAATGGTCTACCAAAAGAATTAAAGATGGAAACTTATATCGACTATGCGGTGCAGTTCGAGAAAGGCTATCTTAGCCCTATCGAGTCGATCACAAATACAATGGGCTGGCAAGCAGAAAAAAGAGCAACACTCGAGGATTGGTTCAACTAATGGCAAACTTAGATATCGATTTAGACTTTGATTTTGGTTTCACAACTTCTTCTGAAGAAGAAATCAAACAAGAAGGTACTGATAAGGCAAGGCACATGTACGATGCCATCATGCCTTTACTTACAAACTTAAAGAAAGATGCGGATAAAAACCCGATCATTAACTGGCCTAATCGTGGCGAGAAGATCGATTTATTTATTTCTAAACTGAATAAGATACTTGCGAGTTAATAAAAATACTTGTGTACAAATAAAGATATATCGTATATACTGGGACAATCAGACAAGGAGAAGTTATGTCAGACCTATTAAATAAATTGCGTAAGAATACCACAATCAAAGATTCGGATATCTTGTCAGATTCCAAGTTCTTTAATGCCAAGGATATGATTGCAACGACTATTCCTGCAATCAATATTGCCTTGAGTGGTAAGATCAACGGTGGATTCGTTCCCGGTCTGACCATTTGGGCAGGTCCATCGAAGCACTTTAAAACCTCGTTCAGCCTTCTGATGGCGAAGGCATACATGGACAAGTACTCAGACGCAGTCATGCTTTTCTATGACTCAGAGTTTGGTACTCCTCAATCTTACTTCGACTCGTTCGGTATCGACACATCTCGAGTTCTCCATACTCCCATCACCGATGTCGAACAGTTGAAGTTTGATATTATGCATCAGTTCGAAGAGATCAAGCGCGGTGATCATGTCATCATCGTGATCGATTCAGTCGGCAACCTCGCTTCGAAGAAAGAAGTCGAAGATGCACTCAAGCAAAACTCTGCGGCAGATATGACTCGAGCAAAACAACTCAAGTCTCTCTTCCGTATGGTCACACCTCACCTCAATCTAAAGGATATTCCTTTGATTGTGGTCAATCACACATATCAGACTCAAGAGATGTACTCGAAGGCAGTCGTTTCTGGTGGTACAGGTATCTACTACTCGGCCGATAACATCTTCATTCTCGGTCGTCAGCAAGAAAAAGACGGTAAGGACGTGACTGGTTATAACTTTATCATCAACGTCGAAAAGTCTCGGTTTGTCAAAGAAAAGAGCAAGATTCCTATCGAAGTATCATGGGATAAAGGCATTAGCAAATGGTCTGGTCTGATGGATATGGCTCTTGAGTCTGGCCATGTCATCAAGCCAAAGGTTGGTTGGTTTCAGTGTGTCGACATGGAGACAGGTGAAATCTTTGACAAGAATTATCGTATGGCTGATACGTATGATTTTAGCTTTTGGCATCCAATTCTTCAGTGTCCGAAGTTCAATGAGTTTATTGAAAAGAAGTATGCTGCAGCCAATGGTGCCATTATGCAAGGTGAAGACGAAGTGGCAGATGTCTATGAGATGGAGGATGAATGAGAATTGAACACATCATATTTGGAAACCTCATTGAAAACGAGGAGTATGGTCGGAAAGTTATTCCATTCCTCAAGGAAGAATACTTTACTGACACCGTAGATCGTAAGATCTTCTCTATCATTCATGACTATGTGGGAAAGTATAACAACTTTCCTACAAAATCTGCTGTCGAGATCGATCTGAACGATGTTGGTGGTCTGTCTGATGATCAGTTCAAGACTGCAAAAGAAGTTGTCTCTGGCCTTGATAAGTCTGAAGATCGCGATGTGGCATGGCTCGTAGATAATACCGAGAAGTTTTGTAAAGACAAGGCATTGTATAATGCTTTGATGCAATCGATTCAGATCGTCGATGATAGTAAGAAAGATAGCATATCTGTTGGATCCATTCCTCAGATCTTGACTGATGCACTCGGTGTTTCTTTTGATAGCCATATCGGTCATGACTTTCTAAATGATGCAGCAGAACGCTATGAGTTCTATCATCGGAAAGAAGTTCGTATTGGTTTCGATCTTGACTTCTTTAACAAGATTACTCAAGGTGGTATGCCTCGTAAAACTCTGAACATTGCTCTTGCTGGTACTGGTGTTGGTAAGTCTTTGTTCATGTGTCACAATGCGGCCCAAAACCTGATGTCAGGTCAGAATGTTTTGTATATCACTTTGGAAATGGCAGAAGAAAGAATCGCCGAGCGTATCGATGCCAATCTTCTCGGTGTCACACTCGATGATCTCAAAGATCTACCTCAAGCTATCTACTACAAGTTGGTAGGGAAAGTCAAGGAACGAGCAAAAGGCAAGCTCATTGTGAAGGAGTATCCAACAGCATGCGCAGGATCCGCAAACTTTCGACATCTCTTGAACGAATTGAAGATCAAGAAGAACTTTATCCCGGACATCATCTACATCGATTATCTGAACATCTGTGCGTCGTCGAGGATCAAGCCGGGATCGAACGTGAACTCGTACACTTACATCAAAGCGATCGCCGAAGAACTTCGAGGTCTCGCCGTCGAGTTCAACGTTCCGATAGTTTCTGCTACTCAGACTAATCGTTCTGGTTTTAGTAACTCTGATGTCGGTCTCGAAGATACTTCTGAATCGTTTGGTCTACCAGCAACAGCCGACTTTATGTTTGCCTTGATTACGAGCGAAGAGCTACGCCAGCTCAATCAGATCATGGTGAAGCAATTGAAGAATCGTTATGGTGATCCATCAGTGCATAAGCGATTCGTGATTGGTGTTGACTATTCGAAGATGCGTCTATATAATGTAGAGGCTTCTGCTCAAGTTGATGTTGTACAAGATGATGACCGACCAGTCTTTGACAACTCAGCCTCTGGTTATCGACTCGAAAATGAATCGAAACCAGTCAGTAAGTTCGAGAAAATTAAGTTTGCAGGATTCAAATGATAAACAATCTCAGACAAGATTGGATAATCAATACCGTCAAAAATCCGAAATACACTTGGAAATGTAAGGTATTGAAAAATGTGACGTGGATGGTTGAAGAAGGCAATGAACCCAATTGGTTTCATCGCAAGATGCAAGAACTTTGTTTTGGTTTTAAATGGGAGAAAATTGATGGTTAACTATAAGATTGTAAATGAGCACACCATTTCGGTGACGAACAATTATGTAGAACGTGGTGGTGATATCCTCGAGATCAAGACAGATCAGATCATTAAACGCAATCTTGGATTTAATAAGGCGAAAGAGTTGGTTCGCCATCTGAACTTTGGTGGTGGCTTTGACGGGTCGACTCCAGCATTTTTTTTAGCCGAAAGCGCAAAAATGTTGGATTCTAGTCAACAAAGTGTATAAATAGATGTACACTATGTGGTGCGTGGATATACAGTTAAACTGTGTAAGTTAGGCAAGAGTCTTAATTGACGAATGGAATAGGCAGGGTCACAGGTGGGGTTCCTCCTGCTACACGCATGATGGGCGGCTTTCGGGTCGCCCATTTTTTTGTTTACAATATATTCAAAATAGGGTATAATGGTTCTTTAACAAGGAGAACTACAATGCGCGTCACAGATGAAATTCTTTACAATATATTCAATAAATATGATCGCGAATGCTGGTTTAGCACACCATGCCAAGCAGCACTAGTTAGAGAAAAAATAGATGCCCTTGGAAATTTTGATAAACTGCATGCTCGATATAAAAAGTTAACTGATCGGATTAGCTGGCTTCAACGATGCACTGAATATGACGTAACTGTCATAGAAGAAGATGGAAGAATTTGGTATGAAAACCGATTGGACTCTGCACGGCGATGGGGCCAAATTAGTGACAAAGACGAGAAAATAATGAAGATGGTAGGAATATCAAAATAAACATGTACATTTTATCAAAACTTTGGTAAGGTGGTCCTATAATCAAGAAGGAAAATAAACATGTACAATATTCAATATTTCGATCGCCTTAACAACAACCTCGACACCTCTTCGCCAAAATTCCCTACCATTCAACTTCTCGTCGATTTTATTAATCAAAATCCGACACTCGAATATTCGATCGTCCTTTACAAAAACCACTTCGTCGCCCCAACCGTCGACGATATTATCCTTAACAAAAAACCTCGTTTAAAATTCGTTAGACTCATGTCTCGCATATCGACTATTTTTGATAACTAAAAATAAACATGTACAATTAATCGATATCGCTGTATACCAGAATCTGAAGGAAATTATATTATGACAATGCATCTTCTCGGCCCTGCTTACACGACCACTCATCATGGCAAGCGTAAGTCCAAAATGACAACTTCGAAGTACACTAAAATTGGTCTGGCTTGGCTCGAAGATTGTAGATTTTGCAAAAGCAATGGCTTAAAGCCAAAGACATTCGAAGAATATCAAGAGTATCGCGCTGGTAACTATAAGCCAAAGCTTCGTGGCACGGCGATGCCTGATTACAACATATCAGATCATCGTAAGAAGTACCCTTCTCAGAACGAGATCGGTGTACACTACACAAAAGATTCGTCTTACGAGAAAGAAAAGCTCGCAGTAAGCAGTAATTATATCATCGGCCAAGCCTATAATAAAGGCGGACTTGTTGTCCTTTCCAAGTCTGAAGCGGCCGATCCGGCAACTGGTAAGAGACGCGGTTGAGCATCGTGTTCCTTCTCTCATCGTTGCCGTTCTTGGCGATCTTAGGCTTCTTCCTTTGGGTCGGGTTTAAGGTCGCCAAGCATTTTTTTAAATTCGCTCTTTATGGATTTCTTTTTATTATTTTAATCCTCCTCGCTTTAGGGGGTGTACAAAATTGAATTTTTGTAGTAAGGTGAACCTATGATTGACCATACACCAACTTATTCCGCCTTCCGTACACCTTTGGCATTGCCGGGTTTGGAGTTCTACGACCATCATCTGGTCGGTTTGACATGGCCATATATAAACTGTAAAGGCAAACAGTATCACGTCACGATGCTCGACCAAGGTTGGGTGTGTGACTGTCCTGGTTTTAATTTCTATAATAAGTGTAAGCACATTACACAAGTGCACGAAAAGGTGATAGCAGAATGATTGTTCAAAACGCAGCGACATGCTTGAGTTGCGGAGACTTTATTGTCTCAAAGCATCGCCATGATTTTGTAGAATGCACATGTGGTGCGATCGCAGTCGATGGCGGCCAAGATTATCTTCGACGTGTAGGTGACTTTACAAATGCCACCGACCAGTCGTGGTCTTTAGACAGCGACTTGTATTTTGATTGCGCACAAGCCGTTACTGAAGCTCTCGATACGGGAAGAAACAATATCGGTGTTGCAAATGCTGTGTTGCGTAAGCTTCGCGAAGGTGGTCGTATTGTTGCTGATGGAGAACAGCGTATCTTTGCTGAGAATAAGAATCTCAATGAGATCATGGTCGAAGAAGCCGATGGTACTGTTAATCGTTATAAAAAAGTAATTGGTAGTGGATAAAAATTAATGTTAAAAAATCAAAGAAACTTACTTCTTGGAGTGCCTAAGTGCGGCTCTACATCTGCCAGAGTATTTCTAGATGGAGAGTTAGTAAGTGAAGAGGATATGCATCTATTATATAAAGATATAGTAGGAGAGTTCGATAATGTGTATGCGTTTTGGCGAGACCCTGTAGATCGTTTTCAGTCTGCTATAAAATTCGAGCTTTATAGCAAGCAATCTGCTACAACGTTCCAAC